CCCATAGAGTTAATTCCGCGAGGCTGACCAAATGCAAGCACGTTGTCAGGCATTTCATCCATGTTAGAGGTTAAGAAAGACCCAACACCACCTTCGGGAAAATACATCTGTTCTTGCATCACATTGCCCCTTTAACCCGCACCCTATCAGGTAATCTCCAAAATACTAGCTACAACGTGTAACCTGTCCGCCGTTCCAGCCGTGACTTTTAAGATTTCGTCTGCTTCAACCACAAGCGGGGACGTTAGTAATTCAACCGTACCCTTGGCCCCAACAGCCTTGTCCTTGTATAAACTAAAAACGCTTGCTCCGCTAGTCAACGTTAGCGTCAAAGTATCCGCATTGTTACTGTCCTCTGACACAAGAATAGATTTTACAATCGCAGTGGTGAACTGACCACACGTATACAAGGTAGTTATACCTGTTGTCGTAAGGTCAACTTTTGCGTTTACATATGCGTTAGCCATCAGCCCATAAACCAGCTTAAAGCAGACGTGTCATCATCTGCTACCTGTTGAGTGTTGTTGAATTGGTTCAAAAACACGGAGAAAGAACGAACCACCTCGTTTAAATACTCTTGGCTATATTCTTGAGGTGGTATTGGAAAGAACGGTACAGGAGTACTGGTAGCCATTATCTTCTCCCGTCAGGTCTAATATCTACACGAGGCACACCCAATCTCCACAGGACGTTCGCGTCTGTAGATTGTAACTTGAGCGTAAAACTGCGGCCCCGTAAGCGTGTAAAGTACTGGTTTGTGTACTGATCTACAGGCGTACTAGATGTTTTGGACACAGTGTTTGTTGAGGAGTTTTGATCGGTTTGGCCCGGAAAGTTTTTAGTCTCTAAAATAATGTTTAGAGAAGAGGTGTCCACAGTTTCTCTAAAATTAATGTCCGGTATTACCCTGTTAATAAAAGAAAACTGATTGCCGTCTGTAATGGACATGTCCCCAGACTCAATAAACGAAGTCATAGCTGCGCCGTCATCTTGTGCGCCCACCTCTTGATTATACAAAAAGTTGTTAGTTCCCGCCGCGAGAGGCAACGAAGAAATACCACGATCCAACCACGCCGTTCTAGCTAAGTTTCCTATAAACCAAAGTTTCTCAAGGTAATTGTAAACCACATATCTGTCGTTCTCGGTTGAGTCCGCAGACGGATAAAACCACCAAACCTCCGAGAATGATACGTTGGCTCCTGCAACAATCTTGTCAGACTGAGCCGTGTTTATGTCGTTAAACACATAGTCCCTAACAGTGCAAGGTATTCTTTGAACTGCACCAGTAAACGCATAAAACTCTGCCGTACCCATCCAAAACACGGCATCGTCTACCGCAACCGCAGCCTTCGGACTAGCAATAGTAATGTTTTCGGAAATTAAGTTTATACCAAAGGTAAACGGCGGTCCAAGGAACTGCATTGCGTGAATAGAAACGTCTGTAAACACCAGTATCTGTTGCCGAGTTTCAAGAGCTTGAATGATCTTAGAGCCAGAACTTATCCGCAAATCACCTGCTGTATTGGTAGAGGTAGGATACCAATCCACAGGGTTTTCCTGACTACTAAACCTTATTAACAAAGGGTCTTGAATGCCGTTTCCCTCGGTTGAAGAAGAAGTAAGACCAATGCTGTCCGCACCAAAAGCAATCACATGCCTGTCCCTGTCAGACAAAAGAACTTGCGTAGCTATCGTAGGAACCGAGGTCCGTGTGCCAAGTCCTAAGCTACTATCTGTTAAGAATTTAGCCCGTGTATTTACACCATTGGTTTTATCCCAATAGTAAATCCTACCGTTTCTTTCGTTCAACAACAGGTCTTCGCCAAAGTTATCTTGCGCCCAAATGCGTAAGTTTGCAGAAGGCGTAATTGTCCCTGAAATAAGAGCCAGCCCCCAGCCAGAAAAATCATCCGCTGTATCCGCGTTGCCCGTTGCAAGTCTAACAGCAGAACCGTTTGCATGTGTTGCGGCGGTGGTGCCTTTGTGTCCTCTGGTACATCCCGTTAAATCGTTGGAACTTATGCCGCCCACCAGAATAAGTTCGTCATCTATCAAAACAATGTCGCTGGCTACAATACCCGTAGTGTTAGCCACGGTGATTGTGGTGTCACTAGCTGAAAGTGTGCCGCCCTCATTTACCGTTGTAGTAAGAGCGCCCGTAGTGGTGCCGCCCCAAACTCCCGCACCCCAACCAGTGCCAAAGACTGAACTATTTAAGGCGGTGCCAATTTGATAAGTACCAACAACACTGCTACCACCGTTGCCTGTGTCGCTACCTGTAGCATTTACTGCCGTGGCGCTTATTCCTCCCGAAACCGTAACACTTGATATAGTGCTAACTGTTCTAGCTGATATTTTGTAAGTGTTTCCATCTACAACTTCTGTAATCTGATATTCTTGGTTAAGAACATTTGCTGTAATGTTTCCACCCAAAGAAACCGCGCTAGAAAAGGTAACAAAATCATTTGCTACACACCCGTGACTTGTGTCCGTTACAGTAATAACGGGTGATCCATTTGAAGCAGAAAAGGTAACATCTCCTGCAGAAGTAATCTGTCTAATTGGAGTAATGTCTTTGAAGTCAACACCCTCTTTAATATAGAACTTTAATTCTGTCCCAAGGCCCAAAAACTTTTCGCCACTCAACGCTACAAACTCGTGCATCCCACGGCATTGACCTAAGAAAGCTTCGTTTGAGTTTTTTTCCCAACCGTTTAATTTTTCGGGATACCCAAAGCGAAAACGTATTTTATCACAATCAACCCAACCGTTTTCTTCAGAATACGGCGTAATTTCTTTGTTTATTCCAGCTTTAAATTTAAGGTCTAGGAGGGGCATTACGATACTCTCACGAAGAGAGTAGTTCCTAGACGGCTCCCTATGCTATTATACCCCATTGCTCTCCAAACCCCATCAGGCGCAGGACCACTAATTACAGCCGCAGTGTTGTCGTTTAAAGCGTTTGTACTAGCAAAACCCGCATAAACTAAATATGCAGAGTTGTTATCAGCACCACTTGCAGCGTTTGTATAAGTCTCTCCCGTGATAATAGTTCCCGCTACGGCTCTCCCTAACATAGCATAAGTTCCTATAGCGCCTAAATCTGTGCTGGGTGTGGCGTAAGCGGATATTTTAGTAGCCGCAACTTGCTTCATCGTACCGCCATCGTTCACAACAAATTGATCCGCGTCTACAATAGTCACATCTGAAGCAGATGTATCGCCGTCCATAATGTTTAACTCAGCCGCTGTGCTAGTGACTGCCGTACCATCTATAGATAAAGCATCCGTTTCAAGGGTGCCGTCTATATCTGCATCACCCGATATATCTAATGTTGCGGCATCTAACTCACCTGACAATGTAATGTTAGTGGCCCCTGTAATCGCTCCATTTAAAGCCACCGCACCATCAATGTCTATCGTTGTTGCCGCAATTTGAATTTCAGTGTCTGCAACGATATCAAGCTGACCATCCGCACTGGAATTAATGTACAAGCCAGTATCTCTAAACTGTATTTTATTATCAGTTGCTATAGTTGTAGCTGCAGCAATATTTACCGCCCCATCAATATCTACTATGTCTAAATTAGTGGTGCCATCAATATCAGCATCGCCCGATATGTCTAATGTGGCAGCGTCCAACTCTCCCGTAGCTGTAATATTTCTAAAGCCCGTAATGTCTTTATTGGCATCAACGACAACCGATTTACTAGCGGTTACCGTCCCCGCAGTGATCCCGTCCAATTCTGAAATACTAACAAGCGCAGTAAAGTCTGTAACCGCTGCACCTGATCCCGCACCGTCAGCTAAAATAATTGCAGACTTATTGGCAAGTATAGTAACGTCTGCTCCAGAGCCCTGCGTAATAGACAGGCTTTGATTTGTGCTGTTAAGAATCATATACATTCGAGCTTTGTCATTTTGCTCTAATGTAACCGTGCAAGTCCCACCCGGAGTTCCAGTAAACTGTATCGACTTGTAATGCCCGTTAGACAAAACAGCCGTAGTTGATAACGCCAGAGTGTAAGAAGTGCCCGACAAAGCGATAGAAACAAAACCGTTTGCAGCACGGTCTATGATATCAAAGTTGTTGTTGGTGCTGTTGCCCCACGAACCCGATTCATCCCCCGTGGTTATTTTCTTAATAGCGTTAGATGCGGTGTATGTAGCCATGACGGGACCTCAACTATAAATATGCTTGGATTATACCCATGCCAAGTCATTTAATCAACTACGCAGCGATATCTGTCCAAGACGGAGTTTGTGAGGGGGTTATACTAGAGAACCCCGAAGATTGCGAAGGAGTTATACTAGAGAAATTAGACGTTTGATCTGGTTCAATCTTTGACCAAACCAAAACATTTCCTACTTCCGCCGTACCAACAACGCCTGTGACAGAAACAGAGTTGTCAACTCTAGCGGTAGAAGAACCAACTGCTCCTGTAGCTGCTATGCCCGTGACGGGTACATCTACATCAACCTTAACTGTAGACGATCCTACCGCACCTGTACCAGAAACGCCTGTGACCGATAGAGTGCTGTCTGCAGTAATTGAAGCAGTTCCAACAACGCCTGTGCCTGCTACGCCCGTGACAGAAATAGAGTTGTCAACTCTAGTAGATGAAGAACCAACCGCACCCGTGCCTGCTACACCCGTGACCGATATGTCTGCGGAAGAAGTAGTCGTTGCGGAACCAACCGCACCCGTAGACGAAACTCCCGTAACAGAAACATTTGCGTCACCAGTAACACCGACATTGCCTCCCACAAAAAGACCGTCAGTAAAACACTGAAGGGCTTCTCCCATTATAGCCAGAACATCAGCATCTACTGTTACAGTAACGCCTCCGATAGAACCTGTGGACGAAACTCCCGTGACAGAAACGTCTGTACCGCTAGTGGTAGAAACACTGCCCACGGAGCCTGTAGCAGAAACTCCCGTAACAGGAACTGTTTGTCCAACACCTGTAGACACTGCTCCGACAGAACCTGTGCCTGAGACGCCCGTAACAAAAAGATTAGATTCACTTGTAATAGACGAAGAGCCGACAGAACCCGTGGCAGCTACACCTGTAACACCTATATCTAAATCGGTAGTGGTCGCCACGCCAGTTACAGCACCTGTACCAGAAACACCCGTGACGGAAATGTCAGCAGTGCTGGTGGTAGTAGCAGCACCAACGCCACCCGTGGCTGATACTCCTGTCAGAGTGACCGTTGCAAAACCTGTAACAGTAGGGGAGCCAACCGCACCAGTACCAGCAACACCCGTGACATTGTTGATTACAGCGGTAGTAGTAGTAGCTGAACCAACAGCACCTGTACTAGATACACCTGTGACAGAAATGTTAGCAGTGCTGGTTGTGGTGACAGAACCAACAGCGCCTGTACTAGAAACACCCGTAACAGATATATCCGCCGCACTCGTGGTAGTCACACTACCAACAGAGGCCGTCCCAGAAACACCCGTAACAGTAACAGAAAGACCGCTTGTAGTTGTTACACTGCCAACAGCGCCCGTCCCAGAAAGACCTGTAACAGAAATGTTCGCCGCACTTGTAGTCGTTACACTACCAACAGAACCTGTACTAGAAACACCCGTAACGGAGATGTCTGCTGCGCTTGTAGTCGTTACACTACCAACAGAACCTGTTGCAGAAACACCCGTAACAGATACTTCTGTGGAAAACTTAGCTGAACTAGCTAGTGGCGCAGCGCCAAGAGGAGAAAAGCCCAGCATCGGTTAAACCCTTAACTATCGAATGCGGTACACCATGCCGCAACATTATCCGTTACTTGCTGCGTGGTCATTGTTTTATTAGTTGTCTGATCCACCATGGGGTAACGCCTGTGAATATCTAATACCCGCGTAGTAAGTTGGTCTTTTGTAAGTTTAGTTACGCTATCCGGAACCTTATACTCCCGTTTAGTGGGGCTAACGCCCACCATTGTAAAATTGTCTGGGTCTGGATAATAACCGCCATTATCTACCCAATAAGGACAGTGCATACCTTGCGGCCCCGCGTCTAACTTATACTCAAGTATCATCTTTTTTCTCCAGTTTAAGCATGTAATCGGTGTTAGCTAACTTAGATTTACCAAATAAACGCTCAGAAGTCTTGTCTACATTGACCGTGTATTTATCAGCCATCTGATCTAAAAAATCTTCTAGCTCATTAGCATGAGGCAGCTTTCCTTTGGCGATTGCTTCGCCCGTATATTTTACATACCCTGAAACTTCCGTCAAACAAACCTGCGGGTGAACACCATACTGTTGACAATATTCAATCGTTGCTGTTTGAGCGCGGCCACCATCCAAAAGATTTCGATACATAAGCTCAAACCCGCGACGAACGTGGTGACGCTTTTCTTCGTTCTCAAAATCCTCTTCGCTCCAATCATCAATGCCGTTTACTTCTTTAATGTTTTCGTAAGCATCAATCAGTGTTGCAATGTCCTTGAACGAGCCGTTTATCTTGCTTTCCATAACGTCTAAGCCAACACTTTTTTGACGAAACTCAGCTATAGAAACAGGGTCATCCTTTCCAGAAAGCTCCTCAAGTTCTTTAACAGATTTAGCGTGGTTTACCTGCGCCTCGGCTAAAGCCATCTTTCTCTTTTCAACTTCCGACATAACTTGTCGCATCATTCGCATGGGCGACTGACCGTTTAGCATTGTCAACGTCATTAGCGACAACGTGTGCTGGCTGTTGTTGCGGTCAAACGCTCTTGTTTTTGCGTCCAACTCTGGAAGCATTTCGTTTACTTTAGCGACCGCCGCTGCATTTATCTTATCCGCTGATATAGCTGGCAGACTAAAAGCAACGTCTATCTTCTTAGTTAAGCTGTTCATTTTTCCTCACTATGTTCCTGAAAGACCCGCTAAATATCTTCTGGCAACAGTTAAATCGCCAAAATCGGTGGCGTTGCCAGTAGTTGCAATGGTCACATATTGAATTACGTTGCTTCCGGTGTTTCCAGCACCTGAAGCATTTCCTCCGCCCCACAAGCCCTTCGTGCCGTCAGAAAGAGAGGCCATACCGTCCAGCGTAGTAAGCAGGTCGCCAAAATCAGTCGCGTTGCCTGTGGTTGCAATAGTTATATATTCTATAACGTTGCTGTGGGGACCACCACTTCCCCCACCAAACACAGCCCTAACGCCATTACTACACCCAGCCATGGTAGTAGCAGCCGTTAAATCACCAAAATCGGTGGCGTTTCCAGTGACTGCAATCGTAACGTAGTCAATAGTATTTGATTGTCCTCCGTCGATGAAACCGCCAGCAAACACGGCACGAAACGCTGATGCGGCTCCAGAAACCCAACTCCTAGCAACAGTTAAATCACCAAAATCGGTGGCGTTTCCAGTAGTTGCAATCGTAATGTAGTCAATAATATTTTGATTAGCTCCAGTTGCCAGCGAACCGCCAGCAAATAATCCGCGTGTGCTATTACCCACACCAGCCAAACTATATCTACTAGAAGTTAAGTCTCCAAAATCCGTAGCATTTCCAGTAGAGGCTACCGTAATATATTGTAGAATATTGTAAGAATACGGAGAAGTGCTGTTATACCCACCGCCGAAAACACCACGAGTGCCATTAGAAGCCCCAGCAAAATTCCTCAGAACGGATGTAAGGTCTCCAAAATCCGCAGCATTTCCGAGAGAGGCTACCGTAATGTAATCCATTGTATTGATATCTGCATTACTGTTGTTATACCCCCCGCCAAACACACCGCGAGAACCTACACCAAACCCCGCCGCAGACGAAGTAAGCGTAAACCAATCGTTGTTTACATATATTTTAAAGGCTTCATTACTGGTGTCATACCACAAGTTTCCATTGGATGGACTAGATGGGGCTGACGCTGAACTCGTCACGACACGCTTTAAATTACCAACTCCGTCCACCAAAACATCTTGAGGGAAATCTACTGACCCTAGGGCGTCTGTTTTAAGTGTACTCATTTGTTAATCCCCTGAACATGCGCCGTTCATGCTGGTTTTACTGTTAAGCATATCTCCAAAGTCAGTGGCGTTGCCTGTGGTAGCAATAGTGACGTAGGACATATCTGAAGTCGATCCTCCGCTATCTCCTCCCGAAAATACAGCCCGTGTGGAATTAGCAACAGCCGCCATCACGCTGTTGGCTGAAAGTAAATCACCGAAATCTGTGGCGTTGCCCGTCGAGGCAACCGTGATGTACTGAATTACGTTACTGTTTGAACCGCTATAACCCCCTGCAATCACTGCACGAGTATTATTAGAACAAGCAGAAGTACTTCTCAGGTCCGAAAGTAAGTCACCGAAATCTGTGGCGTTTCCCGCAGTATCAATCGTAATATACTGTATGACATTGCTGGCATAATCAGAACCAACGCCATCATTTCCGCCGCAAAAAACCCCACGAGAGCCGTTGCTACAACCATAAAATTGACCTAAAGCAACCGTTAAATCCCCAAAGTCCGTGGCGTTTCCCGTAGTCGCAATAGTTACATATTGAATTACATCTAGCTTTTGATAGCTGCTATTTGTCCCTCCCGCTGCAACGCCTCTAACAGTGCTTGCACATGCTGCGGGGCTAAAGATCGCTGCAAGCAAATCCCCAAAATCAGCCGCATTTCCAGCAGTCGCAATAGTCACATAATCAATGGATTGTATGGGTTGGTTACTAGAGTCTTCTCCGCTTATAAACAAGCCCCGAGAGCCGCTTGAACACCCCCCAGCACTTTGCCTATTTATAGTAAGATCACCAAAATCAGTGGCGTTGCTGGCGGTAGGGATAGTAAATTGTCTAATATCTACAGAACTATAATTACCACCAGCAACCAAACCCCTATCACCAAAAGGCGCTGGAAATTTGCCGCTTAGGATAATCCACTCAGCATTAATATACTGTCGAACATCAGTACCATCCCACCAAATAGCTCCATTAGCAGTACTAGACGGCTCTGTGCCGCCCGTGTGGTATTCTGTGACGGCAACCAAAGTTTTTATATCTACGCCGCCAACCGTTAAGCCTTGACTAAAAGAAGTTGCGCCACTGCTACGGCTTTCTATGTTAGCTACAGTTACAGTGCTCATATTCTAATCTCCTGAAAAGCCGCAACAGTTTTGTCGGGCTTCAGTTAAATCACCAAAATCTGTAGCATTAGCAGGAGTTTGTACGGTAAGTTTTTGTATAAAGTTTACGGCTTGTCCGCCAAAAGAGGTTCTATAACCGCCCATAAAAACCCCTGTGGTGCCATCGCCTGTACCTGTAAGTTTGGAAACATTTTGATCCATATCACCAAAATTAGTAGCGTTACCTGTTGTTGCTATCTCCACGTAGTCTATAGTGGCGTCACTCTGGCTACCACTTATTACAGCACGAGAACCATCTGTGCAGGCTGCAACTCCAGCCCTACTGTCACTTAAATCACCAAACTCAGTAGCATTACTCGGTGTGTCTATGGTGATGTAGTAAGTTTTCGACACCAAACCCGAGGCGGCAAATAAACCCCTAGTTTTCGAGTTTGTCGCACCATATCCAGCATCAGAAGAATAAGTACCGCTGTTTATATCACCAAAATCAGTAGCATTACCCGTTGTTGCTACGGTGATGTAATCCATCGTAAGGTCAACTTGGTTAGTAGAAGTATTTGTACCACCACCAAATACCGCGCGAGTTTTGTTTGCTAAACCAGAAATATAACTCCTAGGCGTGGTTAAATCCCCAAACGAAGACGAGTTTCCAGTATTTGATATAGTAATATAATTTATGTGGCTAGCGTCAAAAACACCTCCAGCCGTTATACCTCTACTTCCATTCGAACCGCCTCCCAAACCACTTACTACTCTATCTAAATCACCAAAATCTGTAGCGTTTCCAGAGTTTGTAATCGTAATGTAATCAATAACATTGTAATAATTCCCATAGCCTAGGCCACCAGCGCAAATGCCCCTCGCTCCTAAATAGGCTGGCGGCGGTGACGTAAACGTAATCGTATTCCAGCTTGTTCCATCGTACATATAAAAGACATCTGAAGTGGTGCTATACCAAAGCGAACCAACGGAAGGAGAGGTTGGAGCACTAGCCGAAGCAACATATTCCATTTGCGGAATTGAAGAAAGCGCAACATTGTCTACCGTCACCGCAGTTGCATTAGGCGCTCCGCTACCTGCTACATTAGTAACCGTGTCTACCTTTAAAGTACCCATTTATACCACCGACCAAGCTGCGCCAGAAGGCACCGTGACCGTTACACCGCTGGCTATTGTAATCGGACCAGCGGCAACAGCGTTTTTTCCAGAAGTGAGCGTATGATCTGCACTAACAGTTTGATCATTTTCATAAAAAACCCCCTTTTGGGGCTGTATATCAGAGTTAATAGCCGTAATAAAAACCTCTGCAGCACCGCCTAGAGTAATAGCGTTTCCACTATTACTGCTTTCAGAAGGCGTCCTAGAAAGAGTCGTACCTGACGAGGTGTATGTACCAGAACCAATTTCAAAATTAGTCCCTTCTTCTATCACATAACGCACAACATTTGTGTTAGCGACCCCAGCAGTTGCAAAGGTTTGAAATCCCGCTACAGCGGAACCCAGAGTTATGGTCCCCGTCCCTGTAGTGGACGTGGACATTTTCGCCCTGTTTACAAGCACCACCATGTTTTATGCTCCGAAAGTAACTCGTTTAAGCTATCCTAATAATCGCGGTGCTTACCCCCGCTGCAGGAAAGACAATGGTAAAGTCCCCCGAACTTGCAGATTTATCACCACCAAAATCCAGCACACACACTGACGGGTCACTTGTTGCAGCCTCGTTATAAATCAACGCCCCTCTTACACTAGAGATTGTCACGTTGGAAAACACCTCATCCGCAAAGTCTGTTATAGCTGTAGTACCTGACGGTATGCTTGGCGTAACACTAGTTAGAAACTGACCTTTTGCCGTATAATTAGTGCCGCTAATTTCGTTACTGCTAGTGTACGCAGTAGTTGCCGCTGTAAAACTCGCGTTGTTGTCATATAACGCCAATTTAAAAACATCACTTGCTGCCGTAAAGTTGTGCTTTGCTTCCATAAGTTCTTTTTTGAACGAGGTGCAAAGAAAGTTTCCAGAAAAAGCCATATCAAAGTCTCCTTATATGTTCAGCCAGTTCAGGATGACCAGCTTGTTTAATTGCATTATATACCGTAGTACGGTCCCCTTGAATAGCCTGTTTCATATACAACACTAAAAGCTTCTCTATGCTGCTTTTATATTCTATTGTTTGCTCTCGCAAAACAGGATGTGCTGTCGCGGAAACCTCCACCATTTTGTTTATGCAACGGTTAGCCACCTCTTCAGGAGTAGACCCCCTGTTGTTGGTTGTATGAACCTCAACTTTAAAGTCACTTCCCATAGACGCCTGCACGGACATGTTCATTGTTTCTCCCTCACAACTTGACCAACGCGATAGTTTTGCGTGGTTTCTTTAGCTTCACCCAGTAGTTTCAATCCAATCAAAGATTCTTGAAACCGCTTATCATACATTCCCATAACATCTTGCTCCCCCTTCATAAAGATATATGCCTCAATCAATGAGCCATACAAAAGAGTTAAGTCAGCATTTTCGCTCAACCATGTTGTGCCACTATCCGAGCCAGCGGTGATACTCGCAGGACGGTAAAGATAATGAAGCTCTGCAGTAAAAGAAGCGTTTGGAGTGGGGGACAAGATAAAGTTGCTTACATCAAACGAAGCATAATACTTTGGCAGGCCCGTAACTGTTGAGTCTGGATTGTACGTCTGTATAAAACTAACATCTTTAAATTCTACAAACACCTCTTCAGAACTACTGGTATAGCTCAAGGAATACGGCGCTAAAAAGTCAGTAGGCATTCTAAGATATTTATTACCTTGCGACATGGTTCCTGAAGCATTTCTTCTAAACAAATTTAATTGAATTGATTTTAAAATGCGCTCTTCTGCAGATCGTATAAAAACAGGAAGGTTAGTCACAAAAGAGGTTTCTGTGTTCTCCGTGTAATCTTGGATGGCCTGCTTTAAGGTTGCGTATGTATAGCTCATTTAATCACCTATGGTGTGTTCGCCGTTCCGCCCATACCACTATGGTTGGTGCAATAGTAATAGAGGGTTGGTGCAGAATTTGCGACTGTTATTTGAACATATGCACCAGCCTGCCCAGCCGTCCCTGACGTAGTCACCCCTGTGGTGTACTCACTTCCCCCAGCATGTGTCCCGTTTGGCGTACTAGAAAATCTGAGCGGATGGCTACTATTAGATGAGTCTGACTGATCGAATCTAAACGTGCTGCCCTCTGCTAAACTGAGTGTCGGGCTAACAACGCCATCAATGTAGAACTTATTACCCGTTCCATAGGCATTAGTGCCACTAGCCACAGTAACAATATAGACGTTGCTGGTAACAGTAACGGAGCCTGATGCCGCCGTGCCAGATACCCCAGTAACAGACACAGAAGGTTCAACTACCGTCACAGAACCAGACGCCGCTGTTCCGGATACTCCCGTAACAGAAATACCACCACTAGCAGGGGTGGTGACAGTGACCTCTCCTACAAAAGCTTTAGCAACTAAATTGTTTTCTGTAAAACCAAGTTCGTCACCTCTATATCCAACTGGATTAAATCCATATTGAATGGACCTTTCTTCCGCTAAATTTGTTTCGGGCCTTGCATCCCGCAAAGCTTGTGGGTCAGATACCGTTCTAAAAGGACCTAATTGCGGCTGTTTTGGTTCAAACTCATCTTTTCCTACTAAAAGTCCGTTCCATTCTTTTCGCATATCGCGGTAACGATAACGAAAGCCAGAGCGGTCCGATATAGCGAACGAATTTTTACCACTGGCAAACTTACCCATCAGCCTGTCCTAAAATACTGGTATTGGGGCACAACATTAAACGAAGCCCTGTCTCTATCCTCCGTCATAGCACGTTCAAACTCTTCTTCATAAACCGCTTTTAATAACTGAACACGTTGCGGAGCCCGTTTTATAGCAATATAATACGCTAATCCCGCCGCAAGACACGGATAAAATCGAAACGGCATATCTAGTGTATTCTTGTACGTGTCCGCATCGTCCATACGGGTAAGAGCGTTGTAATACACAACATCTGTAGCATTTTCGGGCGTAGGCCAAAGTTTTAAACTAGGCGTAATCTGTCTGTCTAAGAAAAATTGATTGGGTCGGCCCTGTGTGGTTTTATTTGGAACCGTCTGATATTCCTCTCTACTTAATCGTAACAAGGAGTAATCCGTGTCATCCCTGCGGATAACCGCAGACAAAATATCAATAACGTCCGGCAATAAAGCGTACTCCCCCGTCCCCTGTGTCAGGGTCGTGGTTCTTTGAGAAATAGTCCACTGGTTTAAACCGCGGTTAGCCCACTCAGCCAACATTAAATTTAAAGACCGCTTGGCGGTTTTAAGGTCGTAACCCGTTCGAACCTCCAAACCACAGCGTTCAAAGGCTTCTTCGATGTACTCAGCTACATCTAACTCAAAATCCACGCTGTTAGAAACTGCCATGTCATTCCTCGTTATACAGATTATCGAATATTCGATTAACGTCTAAGGTATAGTCTAAATCAGATTTAGAATAATGTACATGCTGAGAGGGTTTGAAGTCCGGTGGTCCCTCACCTGTAACAAACCACGCTGGATGCGTAACTCTGACGCGATTGTTAGGCAAAGCCACAACGTTTCCTGTCCAACTACCCGCTTCTAAAAGTTGCAAAACATGACTCTGTTTATGTTGCGCAGGATCGTCCGCTATCTCACTTTCCGTATAATCTACCGTAAACAAATATTTAGCCGGATACATCTCACCGTTTATCTTTGCCAACCAAGGACAAGGCGTGGTTCTATCCATGACAAACACTGAATGATGGTGAGACGCACAATCCCAAGGCTGCGCGGCATAAGTCTCCATAGGTTCCGGCCATTCTTCCAACGGTATATCTCCAACTAGCGCCGTTATAGGCATTCTTGCCCACATAGCACCACCATGAACTTCGTCTTCGTCTTCTCCCTCCGCAGCACTGCCCGTAAACATAACCTGAAAACTCAAGCATCTATTTGGCAGCGTTGTAACGCCTATCACCATAGCGTGTAAAAACTCGCCATGATATTTTTGATGATTGTGTGTATACTCACGCCTCACCCACGCCTTAAAATAAGGCACGTTAGAATACAGATATGCCATATATTATTTTTTGACCTTGCCACCTTTTGCCATTTTCTTCATAGGCGAAAGCATCATGCCACGTTGTTTTGCAGCCGCTCTTAGTTGAGGTAACGTCATAGAAGCACCCCCACCCATCATTTTAGGGGGCATCTTACCGCCCATCGCTCCGCCCTTAGACATACGACGAGGCATCTTACCGCCCATCGCTCCACCCTTAGACATACGACGTACTTTACCGCCCGCCGCGTAACCTTTTGCCTTCTTCTTTTTCTTCATCGCCATAACATTCTCCTTATGAGCTTACAGAACCTGTCGTGAATTTTCTTCTATCCGATAAAACCATGCCGCACCCCCTAGCCACAACTCCTCCGTTGCTCATTTTTTTCGGCGCGGGCCTTTTGCGGACTTGCTTTTGGCTGGAAATTTCTCCTCCAAAACGCGCATATTTAACTTCAGCGGCTTTGGTGTTTTTGACGTTTGTTTTACCTTTTGCGCCTTCTCTCTTTTTTTTCTTAGCCGTTGAAGCTCTTTCAGATTGGGAAAGAGAAGCCGCTTTAGCCCGAGGCAAACATCTATCAGGGTTCTTCTTATCTTTCGAAGTACCACATTTACCTTTGATTTTACCATCGGTCCCAATCCTAACCCAATCCTGTTTTACCCAGTCCTTTAAAGCACCCATTAGGCCGACGCCTTTTTCTTCTTGCCCTTGGCTCCCTTTGCGTAATTGGGGTCCTTGCAATACTTTGATGCAGCCATGTTTGCATATGCCGAAGGATATGTGTCAAAGGTCCTTTGAGCCCAAGCTTTTCCCGCAGGACAAATTTTACTGCCTTTGGATTTCTTTGAAGCACTTTTGGATTTTCGAGAATAAGACATTAGCACTTCCACCTTTTTCTAGCTTGGCGTAAGCGACTGTTTGGATTTTTAGCCGCCTTTGGAAATTTTTTCATTTGACCCGCGGACCTTGCACAAAAAGATTTACGCCGTTTGGCGTCTTTGCTGCCCGCCTTAACCTTGCCTGTAACAGCCGTTTTTAATTTTGATCCGGGGTTTTTAGCCCTGTAGGCTTTTACACCCTGTTCAGTCATTCCCGCCCCAGATTTAGTGGAGCGGAAATTCTTCTTGTTTCGTGCGGGCATTTTCTCCGAACCCATAAGAGGCTCCTAACTGAAGAAGATAGTCAACGCGGTAACATTAGTAGCAACACTTACATGAATGTCAGACGAAAACAAAACCCCCTCATCAGGAATGTTCACTGAATGAGTTTGAGATGCTGAAAAGTCTAAATCAACAACAGTGGCTCCACCATTGCCATTAGTAAGTGTAAGCCTTCCGGTTCCTGCGGCAGTTAGAACCTGAACCTGACGAAGCCTTGCACGACCCGTCGCAGCCGCTCCAGTTCCATCAAGCCGTTTTGACCTTACATCTGAATTAGCCATCTAAGACTCCTATTAAGATGCGTCGGACGAGCTAGATATACCGAAAAACTTTAACACAATAACCGTATCGCCTCCGGGGTCTGCAGATACAACAAGCTCTACTTCGTCACCCACAAGCCCACTGGACCCCGTGGTAAATCCCGACATGCCTAACACACCGTTACAACCAAAAAATCCTTTGAAACCGGTGCTGTTCAAAGCCACGGTTATGCCATCAACATAACCGTCCGTATCAGCGTCAGTACCAATATCTACCAAATTAACGTTGTTCACCGACGCGGTAGTAACTGCAATGGTAACACCCATAGGAATAAAGTTAACGGGAATACCTACCGCCGCCTCTTTACCCGTAGTCGCTCCGTTTGCGACGGTGATCGTTGCTTCATAGGTTTGAAGAGTCATTGTGCTGGTAACAGCACCCGTAGTTGCGCTTTTTGTGATATCTTGAAAACCGCCCTCAGAGCGAACCGGACCTGAAAAAGTCGTATTAGCCATTATTATCTCCTGTCGTGGCTAGTGTCAGACGCACCATGCGTCTGTCAGGGATAACTTTTTATACAACAATGTTTGACTGAAATAAAGAAAGAAAAAAGGGGCCGTAAAAAACGGCCCCAGTTAACACAATGAGGAAAAACATTGTTGTTAAGCTGCTCCGGGGGTCCCGAAGACAGAACGCCAATCAGAGACGCCAAAGGAGTAACGCTCACGCGCCTTAAAGCGCATGTTTCCTGTATCAAAGTCGCCTTCCATAGCAGTCTTGATTGCAGCACGGTTAAAATACTTAAAACCGTTAGGTGCGTCAGTTTTTATGAAATACGCATCCGTATCTGTAAGGAAGTGGTTAACAACCGCTCCTTCAGGAAGCATACCCATATTTTTCATCGCATTGTTGTCGTTATCCGCAGTCCCCGGACGGAGATTGGAGTTAAGAACACGTTCTGCAATGAATTGAAGCTCTTTTGGAATGATAAGTTTCATTCCTCTTACAGCCACTTTAAGACCACGCTCATCAGTAAAACCAGCAATGTCAATTAACATTTGCTCCAACGAAGTCTCATTGAGGTCCGCCGCTGTTGCAAGAACATTGGTTTGGTTTCCAGACAAAGAAGGGTGAGAGTCAGAACATAACGCCGCACCGTCCCCTATAGCATCCGCCCCTGTTAAAAAGGCGTTGTTTAAAATAGATGCAGCCTTGATCTGTTTTGTGGTCGCCATAGAACGAGCCAACGCTTTAGTGTAACGAGACGCTAAACGATCATAAAGATTGTCTTCGATAGCTTCTTCCGTAATGGAAAAGGCCAAAGCAATCGTCTCGTGTGTATAACGCGCTGTATAAGTTTCTTGAGCGTCATCAAAGCTGATGGAAGTACCTTCACCTTTAACGGGTGCTGTTGCGAAACCTCCGAGCATCACCTCTTCTTCAAAGGCCCTGTCAGAAGCTTCTTCCTCATAAATTTCAGCGTGTTCGTTCTCGTAACGATCATACTCCAAACCAAACAAGGCGTTTAGTCCGGGTTCTAGCTCTTTTGCTAGTTGTGCGCGAGATATAGCCATTTTCTATACCCTCCCTTAAACGCCCGTTGAGGTCGCAGTTGTCTGCGAGTCAAAACGGCTTGTTGTTGCATTGAAATGAGCATTGATTCTTACCTTAAACGGGATACCCGCTGCAGCAAAATCATTGTTCGCGAAATCGTCTACGATTCCTACTATCCGCAACGGCAAGGTTGCAGTAACAGCAATAGACGCCACGTTTAAAGCCGAGTTTGAATTACCTGTATTGGTAGAACCTGTACGAGCAGATGTACCAAGAGAGGCGTTTGCAAAAACAGCCGTTAGGGCCGTGGCCCGATCTGTTAGAGTAGCGTCCGAAGCTACCTGAAACAACTGATTCGGATCGTCAGCAACAAACGCCTTAATCGGATGATTCGTATCCGCACTAGCGTTGTTCGATCCGGGCCAATAGTTCTTAAATACAGGCTTTTTCGAAACCGAGTCCACGTATTCTACGCCCATCAGAACACCAAGAGCAGGAGTAGTTCCCCCACTCGTTGCACCCGCATGATCAATTACCCCCGCCGCAGTCGGAACACACAGCGAAAATTGAAAGATTGGGTTGGTGTTGTTGGAAGCAATTTCATACTGAGTTACACCAGTAGAATTTACACCACTTCCAGTAAGACCGATAGGACGTAAACCGAAGGCAGTATTTGAGTTTGCCATTTGAGTTTTCTCCTAATAGAGCGACCCTATCTGTTTCGAGGGCCACCAAAGGTTACACGAGATTGACGATCAGGTTTATTGATCGTCATTGTGGAATGAGCATTCTCTCGCATCATATCAGAATCAACCGCCTGCATCTGATCTTTGTTCCTACCATCAAAGTAGGCCGTCCGTTCAGAGACTGTTTCTTCTGGAATACGAGCCAGCATCAAACCGCCAACTCCAAACACACCTTCGTATTTACCTGAATCAATAACCGGAGACTCAAAGTCCGGATACTCGTCCTTTCGAACAAGTTCCCAACCTTCGCGCATCTTTGCGCTGATATTCTTAGAATCGTCAAAACCTCTGGTTTCAGAACGTATCCAACGATGCTTATATCCATCCGGTGCAGGTGGTGCGTCTAGCATAGACGGGGGAGCCCACGGCTTACGCGCAGCCGTCTTTTCCCGAGTTTTGTTAGCGCGAGGAGTTCTGTCTGTCATAGCCTTAATCCTTCACGTATTTCGCGTATTCACTTAGTGGCACACCCAATTTCTTCGCAATAGCGACTTGGCTAGGAGTGAGTCTAACCTTTTTCCCAGTATTGCGCCCAGAAGTACTTCTAGAAACACTAGCAACCGTCTGCGCGGGCCGTCTACTAGCGTTATTTGCAGGCATCCTGAACTTTTCAGAAATGCGCTGGTCTAATTCATTATAATAGTCATCGCTCTGCGGGTCAAACCCTTCTTCTTCAACCAATCTCTTGTGAATACCAAAAGCAGCAAAAGTCATGGCCTCATCTTGACCAAACCACTCGTTTTTCTGAGCCCAATCCTCTGCCTTTCGGTCAGGACGGCGCATTTGTTGCTGTTGAGGTTGAACTTGCTGTTGGGGCTGTTGAGCCGCAGCCTCTTTTTGACGCTCTTGCTGCATTTTAGCCTGAGAAGCCCTGTCGTTTTCTATAGAAAGCGACGTTAACTTGCGTTGAGCCTCTACCGCGGCCTGAGTGTCGCCCAACTCCATCGCACGGGCCATCTCTTTTTCAGTCTGAGCAAGCTGTGTCTCTACACGCGTGGTATATTCGTTAACATAACTGTTATCCAAGTTGGACATACGCTCTTTTAACGAATTTGCCTCGGCTTGAACCTGCTTTGCGTAGTTTAAAGCCTCACTTTCACGCCTTTCTGCCTCACGCATCTTCTTTGTAAGACGATTTATCCGCGCCTGAGTAGCATTTTCCGCCTGTTCAAACTGATCTTCTTCCGCACCTACAGATTTTTCCTCTACAGGAACCTCCGTGTCCTCAGAACCCTCCAGTTCTAACTCAATTTGATCGTTTTCTGCCATTTTTTTCTCCTAGAAATGCAAAATATCTTCAGGATTAGAGATTTTAGCTAAAATCTCGTCGTCATTAAGAATACGAACCTCACCACCATCAATCCTAAACCGCGAACCAGCGTAACGAGCAAACATTACCCAATCACCCTTCGCGCACCACGGACCGTCTGGAAACTTGTCCCCGTCCTGATACGCCAGTTCCCCGACCTTCAAGACATATCCAACCTGCGTAGACACAGATTGTTCCTCAACTACTTTATCCGGTAGATATATGCCGCCTTCTGTCTTACCCTTCCCCTTGTATGGGAGAATCAACAGACGCCATCCCGTAGGACTAGGCATTTTTTCTAAAAGAGATTGACCCAACGCCGAAGGGTCTAAAGTTGTCTCTACTTTCTCTTTATAAGCATCTTCTAAATTCGCCACACCCTTTTTGGCAGCGGTTAAGTCTATTGCATGTGCTTTAGTCAACACTACGCTCCTGTTTATCTAGCAGGCCCTTGAGTTCCTGTTCCACATGATTCAGGGCCTCTAAGTTGCCCATAAGCTCACGATATTGCTCTAATGATTTAACGTTGCCGTACTGCATTAGATCGACAACGCCCTGTCTCCTTTCCCTTATAACGCGAAAAACAGCTTCTGCAACGCGTATCTCGTCCATTCCCAGATTCTCCCATTTAATCTTATACGGAGAACCTACTTGGTTTTTAATAAACGTGCAACGAGTCGTCCGTAATTTTTATTGGCAAGCAATACGCAACGGCTCT